TACAGCTATCGCGGACGGAGGTCCATTTCCGAGAGACTGAGTGATGCCATCAATGGCTGGGAGCAAATGAGAAAGGGTCACCGAATAACCGGTGCAGCCGCACGAGCCGTGTATAGTTATATGTCTGTCGGCGAGCGGGTCAAGCGCGGATTCAAAAAACTACCCGGACTCGATGACGACGAGACCGTGTCACTCGATGAGCTGATCGCGCATCACGGCCTTATGGAACTGGTGCACATCATGGGCACCCCACGCATCGAGGAGAACATACGGGACTGCATCTGGCACGAAGCTATGGACAAGCTGCCCAGTGCCGACCGTGCGTACATAACGGCACTACTGCGCCGGGGTGAAAAGTTCAATGCCACGCCCCGCATTGAGCTGTCCACGATTCACGGCTCTAAAGGCGGTGAAGCCGACAACGTCGTCCTGTTTACCGATCTATCACCCGCAGCAGCACGAGCTGCCGAGCAGTCCCCGGATGACCTGCACCGGGTGTTCTATGTGGGCGTCACACGCACCAAAGAGAACCTGTATCTAGTGGACCCCGAGGATGACAACAGGAGCTATTTGATATGAGCCTCTTATTTCATTTCACGTATGAGTGCGTCTGCGGAAACGTCTGGAAATGCTGGAACGTCCGATATGCAAAAGACGAGTGCCAGAAATGCAGACGACATGTCAGCCCAAAGGATAAAATGCAATGAACCGCAAAGAGGTCCTCGAGAAGGCAGAGAGCTTGGTCAACGGCCCTCGGGCCCAAGACTACGGCGATGCCTACGACAACCATGAGCGCATAGCCAACATGTGGTCCGTGTTGCTCGACACCGACGTAAGTGTCTCACAAGTCTATCAATGTATGGTTGCGGTCAAGCTAGCAAGGCTTATAGTGACGCCAGACCACGAGGATAGCTGGGTAGATATCTGCGGCTACGGCGCACTAGGAGGAGAAGGCAATGGCCTTACAGATGGCGATGTTCGCACCAAAAAGTGAGTGGGTTCCGCCTGCTGAGCTGCCAGACATCTTCAACGCCAAGCAGATCGCTATCGACGTTGAGACCAGAGACCCTCACATCAAGTCTAACGGCCCCGGCTGGCCGACAGGTGACGGTGAGGTGGTGGGCTACGCCATAGCAGTTGACGGCTGGTCAGGTTACATACCTACCCGCCACCTTGGCGGCGGCAACCTCGACGAGCGCATCGTTAACAAGTGGCTCAAGAAAGTGTTCGAGTGCCCCGGCGACAAGATCATGCACAATGCTCAGTACGATGCAGGCTGGATCAGGCGGATGGGCTTTACTATCAACGGACGCATCATCGACACCATGCTGATCGCATCCCTGCTGAACGAGAACCGGTTTAGCTATAGCCTCAACGCTCTATCCTACGACTTACTCGGTGAGGTAAAGCAGGAGCGTACACTACAGGACGCGGCTCGCGAGTTTGGTCTCGATCCAAAAGCAGAGATGTGGAAGATGCCCGCTATGTATGTCGGGCCCTACGCACAGGTAGATGCAGAGCTGACACTCAAGCTTTGGAACCACCTGTCCTCGCAACTGACCCAAGAACAGATCTGGCCGATTGCCAACCTTGAGCTCAAGCTACTGCCGTGTCTGATAGACATGACATGGCGCGGCGTCCGCGTTGATCAAGAACGTGTCGAGCGCACTCGCAACCACCTGATCAAGGAAGAGAAGGCCACGCTTGCCAAGATCAAGAACGTAGCCGGTCAAGATGTAGAGCTCTGGGCCGCAGCATCGATTGCAAAAGCCTTCGATAAGCTTAGCATCCCCTACCCACGCACCGAGAAGAACGCCCCGTCCTTCACCAAATCGTTTTTAGCCGACCACCCGCACGAGCTCGCACAACTAATCGTCCGGGCCCGCAACCTGAACAAGACCAGCGGCACCTTCATCAACACCATTATGAAGCATTGCCATGCAGACGGGCGCATTCACGGGCATATCAACCAGATCAGATCGGATGACGGCGGCACCGTATCGGGCCGCATATCCATGTCCAACCCTAACCTGCAACAAATCCCGGCCCGCGACCCTGAGCTTGGCCCTATGATCCGCAGCTTGTTCCTACCCGAAGAGGGCGAGCAATGGGCGGCGATTGATTTCTCGCAGCAGGAACCGCGGATCTTGGTTCACTACGCCTATGTATATGGCCGGTCTCGCGGCGCACAGATGGCAGGAGTCGAGGAGTTTGTCACCGCTTATCGTGAAGACCCTGACATGGACTTCCACACCATGGTGGCAGAGATGGCTAACATCCCGCGCAAGCAGGCCAAGACAATCAATCTGGGCATGATGTACGGCATGGGCGTCAACAAGCTGTCCGACCAGCTCGACATTGATGTAGATGAAGCCAAAGGGCTAGTCGGCCAGTACCATGACCGCGTCCCATTTGTTAAGGGACTAATGAACGGCGTGATGAACAGCCTCAACAGCCGGGGCTCAAGCGGCTCTGTCCGCTCGATACTGGGCCGCAAGTGCCGGTTTGATCTTTGGGAACCCGCGACCTTTGCCATGAACAAGGCCCTTCCGTACCAAGATGCGCTCAAAGAGTACGGTGAGACCACCCGGTTGAAGCGGGCATACACCTACAAAGCCCTCAACCGGCTTATCCAAGCGTCGGCTGCGGACATGACCAAGCAAGCCATGGTGAATATTTATGAACAGGGACGCCTGCCCTTGGTGCAAATCCATGATGAAATCGCCATGTCTGTGAAAAATCGTGAAGATGCAAATATTGTTGCTGAAATTATGGAAAATGCTGTACCGTTGGAGGTGCCAAGTAAATGCGATGTTGAGATCGGCCCAAGCTGGGGCGAAGCAAGCTAAGTTTTTTCATGGTTTTCCTCCCTAAACTGGCCCCGAGCACCGCTTGGGGCCTTTTTTCTCTTGTATCTCTATCACTTGTCCTATATATTCCCTTACAGGAGGTGTAAATGGATACATCAAAATGGAAATCTGTGCTCGTACCCATTGAGGTGTACGAACAGATTCGTAAGATAGCTCGCCAAGAAGGACGGACCATTAGTGGTCAGCTCCGGATTATGTGGGATATTTATAAAAGACACACATCCTGACGGCTGAATAACGAGTGTCAATTCAGTTGACATCTTTTTTTAGCTGTAGTATGGGATAACTTCTATCAACTCTTATATGGGAGACGTATATGTCCTACTTGAACCAACTTTTAGACGCCATTAACGACATGGCTAACGATTTTGACGACGTTCCGCCCAACAGTGTCAAAGCGGTTGTCGCTCTGTCTGTGCTCTACCAGATCGATATCGACAACCTTGAAGCCAAAAAGACGCTCATGCAAAACCCCGAGGAAATGAAGCCCAAAATAAATGTGGCGAAAAAAAGGAGATGGAAGCGGAAATATTGTTTATACTCGGGAGAGCGCCTGACTGGGAAGCAGCGCAAGTTTGCTTCTCAAAAATATGCTCAAGCTTACTGGAAGCAGCAGAACCGGGACAAGATGAACGCTTACCATAAGAAGTGGCAACAAAAGAAGAAGAAAGATGCTTGATGCAGCTTTAGTCTGTCTTGCTACGGCGGTCTACTTTGAGTCCAGAGGCGAGCCTTTCGTCGGACAGTCCGCCGTAGCCCACGTTGTGTTGAACCGGGTGGAAGACACCCGGTTCCCCGACGACGTTTGCTCCGTCGTTAAACAGGGCCCCACCTACTCTTGGAAACCTGATTTTCCTATTCGTAACATGTGTCAGTTCAGCTATTACTGTGACGGCAAGTCTGACATGCCAACCGAAGAAGAGGCATGGCAGTCCGCGGTCCTCGCGGCTTTTGGAGCTATGACTGAACGCACCTATGACCCCACCGACGGCGCAACCCACTATCATGCTGATTATGTTCAGCCAGAATGGGCCGCAGTTAAATACAAAACCGTCCGCATCAACGACCACATCTTCTACAAATGGGAGGGCAACCGATGAAATGCCCAGAGTGTGGCGGTGCGGGCGAGTGCGAATACGAGGTAGAAGTCCCCGCGCCTATGGCGTGGAGCGGCGGTTGGCTCGAAGGACGCATCATGGAATGTCAACTATGCGAAGGAACAGGAGAAGTCGATGATTGTGAGGACGAAGAATAGAGAGCTCCAATACCCCTCTTTTGGGGATCCGGGCGTAATCCAAAAACGACTGGACGCGGGCCGCTGCCCAAAGTGCGATACTCAACTTACAGAGCCCACGCGCTGCGGCTCTTGCAAGCTTCAACTTCCCGGAAACTTAGCTCCTAAAAAGTCCTTGTCTTTCCCATAAGATCGCGTATGTTTGGAGCGTTCCCGTAGTTGGGCCCCGGAGAGAAATCTCCGGGGCTTTTCTTTTTGTGTTGACTATGTATGCGACAAGTCCTATATACAGGTTAACCAACTAGGGAGAATGTAATGAAAGATCCACAAGCACTGCCGCCTGTCGTCGTCGACATCATTGCCAAGGTCAGTGGCCTGTCCACGGTCATCGGCGATGTCACCTCGATCCGCGGCGATGGCCGCATGATGGCATGGGCCGGTAAGGACGATTACTGGTTCTGGCTCGTTGTCGAGCCCGCGACGAGCTTGAACGAAAAACGGCGGAATACCTTCCGCGTCCTGATTGACGAATCGCAAGCGCCGGATGATCTGATCTACAATGCTGTGGGATACTGCGTGTATCACGACATCAAGCATGAGTTTGTGTTTGATACCGATAAACACCAGATGGCCGGTTTTCTGGCGCTAGATAGGATGGGTCACGATGCGTAAGAAAGAAGAGCTATTCGATATCGTCAACGGCATAGAGTATATTGATGCCGTGGCCGCAGTCTCCAGCGCAATCAACGCGCAAACGTCAAGCATTGCAGCCAAAGGTGATTATAGCCGTGAGGCCGTCGAAGCAGCAGAAAACCTGCTTGCGGCGTGGATAAGGGTACAACGCGGATGAGCAACGACGAAGATCTTGAGAAGCAGTTCGACTATGCAGGCAACGAAATGAACGCCCTGCTGGATCAACTGGAAACAGAAGGGTTCAACACCGGCGCGGTACTGGGAGGGACGTTAACGGCTCTCCTGTTCCGGCTCGTGGTCCAGAGCCCTAATGGCAGCACCGCCATCGGTATGTTGTCTTCAGCCATGCACCAAGCAGCAACCATTGCCCGGGCATATGATGAG